AAAGCAGTCGCAACGGAGATCGACAACGATCCACCTGAGGAAGCAGGGCCGATGGGCAACGGGTTAAGGGCCGACATCGTTCTGCAACGGATCAGCGGTCTTGCTCGAAGGCAATTGCCCTTGAACATCCAAGCATTGACAGCGGCGATCGACTTAGGTAAGTATCGCTTGCATTGGGTCATCATCGGTTGGTGGCCAGGGTTCGGCGGCGTTGTAGTTGATTATGGCGTTGCTGAAGTGGTCAACACCGATCGATCAATGGACAACGAGGCAAGCGAACCAGCGATTTACAAGGCACTTCTAAACTGGCGAGACGAGCTACTTCAAAAGGAATTCGTTGATGCGTCGGGCTCGAAGCATCCGGTGCAATTCTGCATGGTTGACAGCGGAACCTTTACCAATGCGGCTTATCAGTTCGTCAAGGAAGTCGGCGGGATCTTCCATGTTAGCAAAGGGATCAATCCTTACACGCCAAAGAAGCAATCGACAGCGACAACCATCGCAGGAGCGAATCTCCATGCAACGAAGCTAGGGGCGGCGGGAGTCTGGTTGTATGAACTGGACACCTCGTACTGGAAGCAGTTCGTCCATGAGCGATTTCTCACGCCTACCTTCGACGATACAAACATGCTCAGGCGAGGGTCGCTTTCATTGTTCCAGACCGAAGGCTCTCACTTGAGCTTCGCGCAGCACATCGCATCCGAAGAACTTGTCTCGGAGTTTAAAGAGGGCAAAGGGTCGAAGGTCTACTGGTCAGTCAAGAATGAGAACAATCACTGGCTAGACGCAACGTACATGGCGGCGGCTGCGGGTGAGGCTTGCGGGGTGAAGTTGATAGCACCATCGGAGATCGAAGTGCAACCGAAGCAGATCGACGGTGACAAGCCAAAGCCTAAGGCAGTCCCACAGGCTCAAAGGCATGGGCAGACAAGGTTCAAGCAAAGGCAAGGCGGCTGGATTCCAAAAAGGAGATCGTAGATGGCGAAGAAGGCAAAGACAATGAAGGGGCCAACGAGCGAACCAAAACAAGAGGCTCCCGCGGAGTCGGTCGCATTGCAGGTTGTCGCTCCAGTGGCTAGGGAATTCGAAGCTCGACCATGCTCATCGTGCCAAGCGATCAGGCCACATGGGACGAACTACAGCCGAGTCTATTGCACACGGGGCAACATCCGCTACTGCAAATGCCACTTCTGCAATCACACTTGGGCACAAGAGGGTAAATAATTTCGACCAGTGTACTAGGCCAATAGTACAGGCATCTAGCAACCGCGAAAAGTCTATGCAATCCTTGTCGCATGGCATCAGCGGCAAGTTTGTTGGCACTCATCGACGCGGCTATTGAAGCACTCTTAACGGGTGGTGCTCAGTCGTATAACATCGGATCAAGGTCAGTTACCAAGCTTGACTTGGGTACGCTCTTTGAAGAACGGCGAATGCTCGAACAGCAAGTTCGGCGTGAGACTTCATCCGGTGGAATCAGCCTCGGAAAGATGAATCGAGGTGGTCGATGATCGGCAACTTAATCGATTCGGTAGTCTCGGCGGTCAATCCGATTGCAGGACTGCGACGTGCCCAGGCTCGCAAGGTGCTGAGATCATACCAAGGTGGAGAACCATCGCGGGTGTCGTCGAACAGACATCCAAAGAATAACCCGGCGGATATCGAGTTGTCAGGGCCATTTGGTGCGAATCAGATCCGTGCATGGGCAAGGGATCTTGTCCGAAATAACAGCTACGCTTGGGGGGTTGTCGATACGATCGTTTCATCGGTCGTTGGTTGCGGGATTAGGGCTCAATCAACATTTGAGACTCCCGAAGGTGATGATGTCGAAGTCGTCAACGATTCCCGCGACAATATTTGGGGCGAATGGTGCGAGGTATGCGACATCAATGGACAGCACACATTCGACGAATTGCAGGCTTTGTGCCAAAGGGAAATGGTTGAGGCAGGCGAAGTCTTAATTAGGATCTTGCCATTACCTTCAACTGAGTACAAAGGAATCTCCAGGCCAGTTCCATTGGCCCTTGAGATCATCGAGGCTGACCGTCTTGCCGGTGACAAAGACACCTATGCAAGCGGAATCAGTCCCGCCAACCAAAACCGAATCGTTCGCGGTGTAGAGGTCGATGAGTACGGCAAGCCGGTTGCGTACTGGATCTACAAAGATCACCCATTACAGCCCTACGCTTTCACAAGAACGCCTGAGCGAGTGCCAGCTAGGGAAATACTGCACCTATTCCGGCAAGAGCGTATCGGGCAAACCAGAGGCGTTTCGTGGTTCGCTCCAGCGTTGTCCTCGATTCGTGATCTTGGAACCTACATCGACAACGAGCTACAAGCCTCGGCGGTTGCGTCATGCTTCACGGTGGCAATCAAGACGCAGACACCGCTTGGAGACTTGACGAACCCTGACGGCGAATCCAACACAGATTCGGCGGGGAACCGTGTAAGGCACATCGAGCCGGGTCTGATCCTCGATCTTAATCCAGGCGAAGACGTTGAGGGGATCAACCCAGGCCGACCTAACACCGGGGCAGATGCTTGGATTAAGACGATCCTCCGAGGGGTCGCGGTTGGAACAGGTCTATCGTATGAGGTTGTCGCAAGGGACTACAGTCAGACTTCGTACTCATCGAGTCGAACGAGCCAGCTAGAAGACCGAAGGCGGTTTCGTTGTTGGCAACAATACTTGATCCGTCATCTATGCCAACCCGTATGGGATCGATTCTGCGATGCGGCGGCTCTTTCGTCGGTCGATGGCTTTCCGTCTTCGGCTGACTTGCTTGCCGATCGTCGGCGGTTCGCTCCGGTCGAATGGCAGACTCCCGAATGGGAATGGGTTGATCCTCAATCGGAGCAAACAGCCTCGGAGATGGCTCTCAATTCATTCACTGACACCTACGCCAATGTGCTAGGGTCGCGGGGTCGATCGTTCCGACAGGTCTTCTACCAACGAGCCAAGGAAGATCGATTGCGGAAAAAGCTTGGACTGCTGACCAATGAGGAAAAGCAACTCCAGATCAGCGCAGCACAAACGCCAACGCCATCACCAAAACCGATCGTTCAACCGGTCGAAAGCGAGGTGGCCAATGCCCTATGAAGTCAAGGTATCGGCGGCATGTCCGATCGATAAGAAGTTCGGCGTTTGGAAAGACGGTCAATTGCTTGGCTGTCATCCATCGGAAGATAACGCAGGCGAGCAGGTGCAGGCACTCTACGCATCGGAAGAGGTCGAGCGTGCCAAGTACGATGGCATCGACTTTACACCTCCAGAGGGTGCGAGGGAAGAAGCTCAGAAGGGATTGGACTGGCGCAAGGAGTTCGGTCGCGGTGGAACACCGGTTGGATGGGCAAGGGCAAGAGACATCGCCAACGGCGAAAGCCTCAGCCCGGATACGATCAATCGCATGGTCAGCTATTTCGCAAGACACGAAGTCGATAAGCAGGGCGAAGGATGGAGTCCAGGCGAAAAGGGATTCCCGTCGGCTGGACGAATAGCATGGGCACTTTGGGGCGGGGATGCCGGTAAATCTTGGTCAGCAAAGGTCAAACGTCAAATGGATGCACGGGACAGCGAAAAGGTCGAGCGTCGATCGGGCATGGAAACCATCCAACGTCAATTCGGTGCGGTCAAGGATGGTCGAGCGGTGATTGCCACCGAAACACCGATTGAAATCTACGATCAATCCAGGGGATGGATCAAGCAAGTCCTATTGATGGACGGCGTTGTTTTCCGCAATGGCAAAAAGCAATTGCCTATCGTCGATTCGCACAATGATAAGACAGTTCGCAATGTATTCGGCTCGATCAGAAACATAAGCATCGAAGGCGATCAGTTGATTGGCGATCCAGACTTTGCAAGCGATGCCGAATCTCAGATCGTTCGCACTCGATTCGACGAGGGACACCTAACCGATTTCTCAATCGATGCTGTGATCCTTGAGCGTCAATTGATACCACAGGGCCAAAGCTACACAACGACATCGGGGCAGGTTATCGATGGGCCGGCTGAGATTGTCACACGATGGGAACCACATAATGCGTCGATCTGTGCAACGGGTGCAGATCCTAATTCTACTGTTCGTCGGTCTTATGACCGGGAAGGGGTTACGAGAATGGACGAGTCGCTGATGGCGAAACTCCAGATGCTCGGTCTGCCTGAAGGTATGACCGATGCTGCCGAAATCATTGCTTGGATGGCTGAGAAGATGCCAGAGCCAAGCGTTGAGGTCGAATTGATGGAAGGCGAAAAGCCTGCCGAAGAAGTCGCAGAGCGTGCAGAGCACACTGACGACGAGATGAAAGTCGAAAAGATGGAAGAAATCAAGGCCGAGGTTGAGCGTCAACTGAAAGCTGAAAAGGTTCGTCGTCAAACAATCCTCAATCACTGCAAGTTGGCCAAGCTTGAGCGAAGCTTTGCCGATTCGCTGATTGAAGATGAAACCGTTACCGTTGAAATCGCTCAAGAAAGGATTATCCGAGCTATGGCTCAACAACCATTGGGAGCCGTAACCGGCTCGAACCTTCGCGTTACCGAAAGCGAGCAAGATAAGTTTGAAGCTGCGGCTTCGGCTGGTCTTGTTCAACGATGCTTCCAAGGTGGCGGCATCAAGCGATCAAAGCCAGATCAAGTTCAAGGGCAAGAGCACTTTGCCAACCTTGGCTTGTATCGACTTGCCGAAGCTTGCGTTCGTCGCATGGGCATCAATCCTGAGAAGTTCAACCGTCAAGACGTTGCACGCATGGCGATGGGCCATCAACCTACGTTCGATCGGCTCCGAGTTCAACGGGCCAACGAAACCTACCACACGACCGGAAGCTTCGCTAACCTCTTGCTCGATGCGGCCAACAAGACGCTTCGCGCAGCCTACGAAGAAGCTCCCTACACTTGGAGTCTTTGGGCAAGGCAAGCGGCTAGCGTTGCCGACTTCAAGAACATCAACCGCGTTCAGATTGGTGAATCCGGCAACCTTGAAATGGTTCCAGAGACCAAGCAGTATCCAGAAAAGTCGGTTGGCGATACCAAACGAACCTACCAGATCGCCAAGTACGGTGCAGAGTTCACTGTCTCCTGGGAAACGGTTGTCAATGACGATCTTGACGCTCTGTCGCGTATTCCTGCAATGCAGGGCAACGCGGCTCGTCGCACTCAAGAGAAGGTTGTCTACGATGCTCTATTGAGCAATCCAACGATGCCTGACACCTACGCTCTGTTCTCTGCCTCTCACCCAAGCGGATCGAACATCAGCGGCAGTGCGGCGGCTCCGAGCGTATCGACCTTAAGCGATGGCTTCGAAGCGATGGGACTTCAAAAGGGCTTGTCGAGCGATGTTTATTTGAACCTCGTTCCTCGAACCTTGCTTGTTCCATTGAACTACTCCGCCACGGCTCTTGAGATCGTCAACAGCCAAAGCTATGCGGCATCGAACAACAACAGCGGTGTGGTAAATATCTACGGCGTGAATGGCGTTCGACCGCTTCAAGTTGTTGCAACTCCATTGCTCGATGCCAACAGCGCGACCAACTGGTACTTGATCGCTGACAATGCTCAGATCGACACGGTTGAAATCACCTTCCTGCAAGGTGAAGAATCGCCAGTGCTTGAGAACGAATGGGTGATGAGCAACGATGTCTATCGTTACAAAGTTCGTCAATCGTTCGCTGCGGCTGTGATCGATCATCGCGGTATCTACGGCAACCGCTAACCAACAACCAACAAAGAAAGAGGTGATACATTATGAGTGATATGCGAGACTTTGAGATTATTTACGACGACTTCAATGGAGCGGTCGCCACGTTTCCAACGTCGGCAGATCCAGCGACTCCTTGGCTTGTTGCTGATACTTCATCGGCTGGAAGTCCAGTCTACACCAAGGGAACTAGCGAAGCGACCTTGACCTTGGCGGCGACCAGCGAAGTCGAGAACGTCTGCTTGTCCTTCGGTGATGCTTTGGACATCGACATCGACGACATCCAACGTGTCGAAATGCGAGTCAAGATCAGTGCATCGACGATGACTAGCGGATCGATCCTGGCTTTCGGTTTGGGCTCTGCTCGAAACGATACGCTCGACAGCGTGACGGCCAATGCTTGGTTCCGAATGGAAGGTGCAAACAGCACGACTCTTGTCTATTGCGAAAGCGATGACGGAGTGAATGACAACGACGACAAGTCCAGCGGCGTGACTCTTGGGACAACCTTCAAAGAGTTCGTGATTGACTTCACAGGCGGCAAGTCCAACGTCAAGTTCTTTATCGACGGTCAGCGAGTCGCATCGACCACGACCTTCGATATGTCGAACTACTCGGCTGGATTGCAACCGATCGTGCAGATTCAAAAAGCTGCCAACACCAACGCCAACGGTGTTGTTGTTGATTACGTCAAGATCGTTGCCAAGCGGGGCTAATCGATGAGTCTTAGCGACATGATCGAGCAAGACGCTAAAGCAGTTTTTTGCAACCCAAATGATTTCGCTGAGCCTGTCGTTTACTACAAGGAAAACGGCAAGGCAAGGCACATCAATGCGGTTGTGATTCGAGATGCTTTAGCGATCTTGCCTGAGGACGGTGACACAATCACGCCAGTCTTCGAGGTGCATGTTGCGAATGATGGAGTCGAAGGGATCTTGTCGGAAGAACTTAACCTTGGAGGGGATCAGATCGCATTCTCTCCAAGGGTCGGTAAACAGGTCGAGCGTCGAACTGTTACCCGGTTGATGGGTCATGATAACGGGATGCTCCAACTAGAATGCCGTTAGCAGTCGTCGAACAAATCGCACTTGAAATCAAGTCGCGTTTAGATGCGATGATTGGCAACGTCAGTTATGCAACCGATGTCCTTGAAGTTGTTCGGCCAACAAGGTTCGGAGACTTCACACCAACAGATCGACAGATAATGTTGGTTCAAGGGCCACAGGAGCTTGTTGCTGAGTTGTCCCATCCAGGCAACCCACCAGCGCAAGCCTACCGGCAGATATACCAGATTCGATGTCACTTGATGCCATCGGAGCGATCGACAGCAACAATTGACGAAGCGTTGAACCAGTTCCAAGCCGACATCGTGCGAGCGATCGCAGGGGTGTCTAGCACTTGGCACACGTTCGGCGGTTTGGCGAATGATGCTCAGTTTATGAGTCCTGAATATGTTTCGGCGGATGGCGGTCTTGATGGGATTAATTGCCCGATAGCAGTCACGTTCCGAACCGATGATGATGATCCAACCCAGGTGAGAGGCTAGCATGACGACAGAGCTAAA